GGCGATCCGCTCCAACTGCTCGAGTTGGGCGTCGCTGAGGTAGGTGTGGGCGCCGTAGCGCTGGAAGTTGCTGCGGAGGTCGGCCAGGAACTGCTCATCCCAGTCCGTAGCGGCGTTGAGCTCAGCCGCGCCGAGTAGCGCGGCGAACTCCCCGACCTGGCCGTACCGTTCAAGGACAGTGAGGCTGGGCATGGCCGGTTACTCGAGATTGAGCTCGTCGGTGTCGCCGGTGTCCGACTGCTGGCCCGGGGCGGGTTCGGTGATTTCGCCCGTCTCGGTGTTCACGCCGTCCGGGACCTGGACCTGGTCCTGAGACTGGTCGTCAACAACGCTGTATTCGCCGGTGAGGATGGACGCGTTGTCCTGGTCCAATCCGGCGTCGGCGCGTTCGTCCAGGGTGACTGCGGTCTGCAACTCGATGCTGACCGGCAGGTACTTGAACAGCCGGCGGATGACGGTCTTCTTGGCCATCTCTTCGTAGTGGGTGACCCAAGGCCCGTTTCCGGATGCCTTGCTGGTGGCGCGTACTTTGTCGACGTCGGCCTTGCTCATGACCTCGAATTGCACGCCGCCGTCCTTCAGCTTGGCGACCGCGTAGACGTGGGTCATGACGCCGCGTTCACCTTCTCCCGGAACGTGCTGGACGTCCTCGTCGAGGCCGTAGCGATAGCTGAACTGGTCGTTCTGGTGCACGGTGCGCGCGGTGAGCGAAACGATCTGGCCGGAGCGCCGGGCAAGGTCAATCATCCCGCGGTAGCCGATGATCAACTGGACGTTCGACAGGCCATCTTTCGCCTTGCCGTTGCCGAACGGCAGCAGGTAGGCATGGCCGAGAGCGTTACCCGGTTCCAGGCCGAGCTGCGCGCATTGCATCACGGCGCCGAGGAAACTCTCCTGATTGCATTTCGCCAGGGCCGGTACTTTGCGGATCTCGGTCAGCGCGATGCGCGCGAGTCGGTCGGCGGTCATGTGCTTCGGAAGCGCCAGGGCCATCTGGGCTTTGATCTTCGGGTCAGTCATCAGGTGGGCCAGCGTTTTCGGCTGACCGTTGTTGGCGACATTGCCGGTCGCGGCGGCTTTCAGGGCGGTTGCGGACATGCTGGGCTCCGGTTACTTGAGGCGGAAAACGCGGGATTCGCTGGTCTTCTTGAACTGCTCGAACAGCGCAGGGTGGGCTTTCTTGAAGGCGGATTGGTCGAAGCGGTTGGTGGTCTGGGACTTCCACGTCAGTACCGACTTGCCGTTGACCGTGAGTTGGGCGTGGTCCTGCATGAAGAGCTTGATGCGCTCCTCTGCGGACTCGATCTCGTACTCCAGGCCCTTGGCCTTGGCTTTCAGTTCGCGCAGGTGGTTGAACACCTCCACGACCTTGCCATCGGCCTCGATGCTGGTTCCGGCGTCACGCTCGAACAGCCGTAGGATGTCGCTGACAGCGGTTGCTTCGGGCGGATCCAGGCGCTGGATGCGTCCCCAGAACTCGACCTCCTTCTCGCGAATCGCCGCGATGGTTTCGTCGTCCCGCTCGACGCGGTACACGCGGAAGTCGTCGCCGCCGATCAGCACGCCGAAGATGCAGACCTGGCGGCCGGTGACCATCAGACCGTGCATGGCCTGGGCGGTGTAGTGGACTGGAATGGCATCGGTCTGAACCTCACCCCAGTCCTTTGCCTTGAAGGGGCTGACCGTCTTGATCTCGATGTTTTCGCCGCTGGCGGCCTCGGCGTCGATCTCGGCGGCCATGAAGTCGTGCTGCTGGTCGCGGTAGCGGTTACCGCGGCCGACGATCTTCAGGCCGGTCTCTTCGGCCAGCAGGTCGATGACGTAGGGCTCCATCCGCTGGCCACGGGTGAAAATCTTCTGCTTCGCCGGATCGACCGGGCCGGTGCGCGGCTGGACCTTGTCCAGATACACGTCCAACGGGGTGCGCCAGGGGCTGATGCCGAGAATGCCGGCGACATCGCTGCCGCCGAGGTACTTGGTACGGTCGAGCGCGCCGACCGATGCGAGAGCTGCAGTCATGGGCTGGCCTCATTTCAGGGTGAGGGTGGTTGTCGCGTGAAGGCGGGAGCTGCGCCGGAAGCGCAGAACGCAGAGGTCGCCGCATATGTCGGCGAAGAACGGGTTGTTGTAGCCGTGACGGTTGGCCAACTCGACGGCCTGGGCCAGCCGCTGGAGCAGGAACCCGAACTGCTCGAGCAGCCAGAGTTCGCTGCGCTGTCGGCGGCCTGGTGGTGGGCCAGTTACGGCCTCAATGAGTTGGCCGACCGCGGCGAGTTCGCTGCCATCACCCGCCGCATCAACGGCGGCCTGAACGGTCAGGCGGATCGTTTGGCGCTGTGGGAGAAGGCCAAGGCGGTGCTGGCATGACCTGGCTCCTCAGCTACTGGAAGCCCCTGGCCCTGGTGCTGGCCGCGCTGCTGATGGTCGTCGCCGGCGCCGGCCTGGGCGCCTGGCTGACCGCCGGGCACTACCGGCCTCAGCTCGACCAGGCCGCCCAGGGCCTGACGGCCTGTCGCGCGGCCCGTGGCAACCTGGAGTCCCTGGTAGGCCAGCAGAACGCGGCCATCGCCGGCCTGGCTGATCAGGCCGAGCAGCGCCAGGCGAAGGCCGCCCAGGCGGTTGTCGATGCTCAGCAGCAGGCAGGCCAGCGCTTCGCCGCCGCGCAGCGCCTGCAGCAGGAGCGCGCCGAGGGTGATCAGTGCGCAGCGGCAGAGGCGGTCATCGACAAGGAACTGGGGCTATGAAGCTGCAGGCGTGGCGAAAGGTGCAGGTGGTGCAGGTGGTGCAGGTGGTGCAGGTGCTGGGGTTGGTGTTCGCGCTGGCGGGATGCGCCGGCCGGCAGGAAGCCGAGCCGCGCACGGTGCGCGTAGATGTGCCGGTGGCGGTGCCTTGCCGAGTGCCGGCGGTGGAGGTGCCGGCCTGGGCAACCGCTGGGCTGAAGAAGAGCGACGATATCCAGACCAAGGTCCGTGCGTTGCTCGCCGAACGCTTGCAGAGGATCGGATACGAGGCGCAGCTCCTGGCTGCGAACCAGGCCTGCCAGGATTAGGAGTAGACTACGGCCTTTTCCTACGGAGCTCGGTGATGCTGGTGATTCGGCTGAAAAGCAAGTGGACCCTGAAGTTGGATCGCCAGATAGGTAGTTCTGGAAAGCACGGAATATGGGCGTTCCACTGCTCTGAAAGCACTTTCGCGCCGTCTTCGAACGACCTCCGGCGCACTGCGGCGATCCTTCCAGCCGAGCCCAAAGAGGGCCAGGCAGTGGAAGTGTCGATCTGCGAAAGCCCGCACTCGCCAGATGGATGGATCGCCGTCGGCGCAGGCGTAGCAGCCTACGAAGCGGAGCGCTGAGGCTAACTTCGTCTGGGCGTGGATGTTGAGAGCTAGCTGTTCTGCTAGTGGTTGCGGTGTTGTTGGCTACCGAAACTGCGCGCTCGAAGCACGGAAGGAACGCCATGAATATCGAACGGACGCATATTCACAGCCAGCACGGCATCAACTTCAGCTTGGCGATCATTCGCCTCGCATGGGCGGAGCGCAGCCGGCTGCTTCACATCAAGTACTGCCCGTCAGTGAAAGCCAGTCACGCGACTGCTGATCTTGCGGTTGAGGTTTTCGACCGGATGCAGGCAAAGGACCGACCTTGCATACTGAGGGTTTTTGTCTCGCTGCCCCTGACCCGAGCTCAGGCTGACTCTCTGAACCAGCAGCGTGTCACCGTTGCTGGCATGGTCGGTATGCTTGCGGGTGTAGCCGGTAAACGCATCAACACTTTTGTTGGAGTTGGCAGCGGCCTTGCAGTTCGTTGGGCGACCCAAGAGAGTCTGCCGACTTACCACTCCGGTGATGTCGTAATCAGCGTTGAAGGGGAGGTGTCCGGCGGGATCGGGCCTCAGCAT